CCCGCGCCATCCCCGGACTGCGTGACGACCTCATTGCCGAATATACCAGTAAGATTAACAAACTGACGCCGACCGAAGAGTTTCCCGATGAGGCGGCGGTGCGTATCGCTGAGACGGAGCGTAAGCAAGCTGGACGCGAAGACCGCGCCACATGGCATAAACGTTTCGCCTATGTCATCGACGACGATGGCTATTTCGACCATGAGATGTGCAGCGAGATCAGCCGCCGTGCGTTCAACGCGCTGTTTCGACATATTGAATGCAAGTCCGTTGGCGCGAAGCCGCGGCGTCTTGAGGCGTCGAATTGGTATGACGAGAACCGCGAGGCGATGAAAGGCTACGCGCTGAAAGGCATGACCTACGCCGCCGGCGACGAGTGGAAAGTGCAGCGTGATGGGCTTGTCTATGGCAACGTGTGGCGCGACGCGCGGCCGGAGATCAAGAGCCCTGGCGACCCACAACTGTGGATCGACCATTGCCGTCGCCTCGTGCCAGACGAACGCGAGTTAAATCATATTTGGGACGTGATGGCCGTAAAGCTGCAACAGCCGCGCACGAAGATCAACCACGCGGTTCTGCATGGCGGTAACGGCGGCATTGGCAAGGATACGATGTGGTATCCGTTCCTGTGGGCCATCGGCGGCGATCACATGAAGAACGTCAAAGTTATCGACGGCGACAAGATCACAAGCGACTTCGGCTACCATTATCAGACTGAGGTTATGGTGCTGAATGAGTTGAAAGAGCCGGAGGCGCGTGAGCGCCGGGCGCTGGCGAACCGTCTCAAGCCCGTCATCGCCGCGCCGCCGGAGATGCTGACGGTCAATCGTAAGGGCTTGCATCCGTATGAAATGCCGAACCGGATTTTCTTGCTGGCGTTCACGAATGAATCAATGCCGATCACGCTTGATTCGGACGACCGGCGCTGGTTCTGCGTCTGGTCTGACGCGCCTAAGATGACCTCGGACGAAACGCAACGGATCTGGGGCTGGTATAAGAACGGCGGGTTTGAAGCCGTGGCCGGCTGGTTGCAGGCGCGTGACGTGTCGGCGTTCAACCCGAAAGCGATCCCGTTCACGACTGAATATAAGCAGCGGCTGGTCTACACCGGCATGAGCAACGCGGAGAGTTTTATCTTCCACCTAATCGAGAAGCGTGAAGCGCCGTTTAACACGGACGTTATCGCTGGCCCCTGGCACAACATCATCAAGATCATATCCGACGCTATTCCCGTCAATTCGCACCTCAAGATTGTGCAGCCGGCGCTGCTACACGCCCTCAAAGAGACGGGCTGGGTTGACAAGGGGCTGTGTTTGTCGACAACTCATAAGTCTAAGCGGCACATATTTGTGCGGCCGGAACTGGCTGATCTTCCGAAAGGCCATCTACGCGATATGGTCGAGCCCGGAGGGGTGGACAATGTGGTGCCGTTGCGTCATTCTTGATCTGATTCGCTGTGGCGTCGCATGGCTATTAGGATTTGCGCTCTCCGATGCGGGTCTTGCACCTCGTCGAGAGCGAATTCCAGGGCGTTTCGGAGGCGCGTCGACTCGTCGAGACAGGCGGTGAGGTTCCACTGCGCCCGTTGCCTGGCTTCTGCATATCCTTTAAGATAGGCTTCGGATATTTCCTGCTGAAGCGCCTTGAGGCGTCGCTCGAACTCGGATTCGGTCATGGCTAAAAAACTCAGAGGCAAACTGACGGCCAAGGAACTGGAAAGCAACGTCCTAGCACGTTTGGCGGCGGGTGGGGAAGGCGGCGTCGAATATGAGCCGGAGATGCAGCGCCTGCGGTATGAGCAGAACCGGATGGCCTACCCGAACGCCCCTGGGCCGGTCGACGAGGACATGGACTACAGGAAGGAAATCGCCGGGATTATGGCGCGGCTGAATCAACCCATGCCCGCCCCTGCCGGTTCCAATTACTATTACACGCAGCCGCAGTATGAGCAGGCCGTGCAGCAGGCCTACCCCTACGATCCGATCCAGCATCAGCTTGAGCTTGACGCCCGTATGCGGCAGGCCGAAGCCATGCGTATGGCGGGGCGTATGCGGGAGCAGATACCCGGTCCCGCGCCCGTACTAGGGCAGCAAGGTATGCCAGAAGATTCAACCTATGCGGGCGGCCGTGATTATAGCAACCCGCAAGGGCCGCCTATGCCGCTCGGCATGGCTATCGGTGCTGGGGTTAACCGCAACGCTATGCGCGACTCGCTCTACCCGTATCTGCAAATGCTCGGGCTGGCCCGCTAAGCCAAATAAATAGTGGGCAAAAGAAAACCCCGCCGAAGCGGGGCTTAGTTCACCGTAGGGAGGAAACTAGCCAGTGTGGCAGGTTCCATCCCCAAAGTAAAATAGGTCAAGTCGTCGCACGATCTCCTGTTCGGTGTAGACCGGATGCTCCTGCGACATAGGCTCCAGACGCCGCCAGAAGGCCCATAGGGGCTTGTTCACTTCATAGCAGGGCTTATCCTGCGGCCAGTCGGGAACGACCGCCCCATAGTCCTCGAATTGCGTTTCCCAGTGTTTCATTATTTTAGCCCAAGTATGAGTTCGATCAGGACTGCGATTAAAACTGACACAACATCAGCGGTTTTCATAGCGTTTGATCCCGTGCATGATAGTGGAATGATCCCGGCCGCCTAGCACTTGGCCGATGGTCTGATAGGGTGCGTTCAACTCGTGCCGTGCGCGCCACATGATCTCGAACCGCGCCCAGACCACGCCCTTGCGGCGATTGTGCCGTTTGATCGACACAGTGGATAGGTTATGCTTGGCCGCCGTCTCCCGTATCAGTTGCTCTATCTGTTGTGTGAGTTGAATCGGTGTTGGCATGTTTTCCAATCCTAAACATAAAATTGAGGGCGTGCGCGGCAGTCATTAGAGCGCGGTCGTCTGCGTAGTCGGCGTTTATTTTCATTATCAGCGAGCCGTCGCGCCGATGGAAGGTTAGCCCCTCACCGGTGCGCCAGTTGACCCGGACGCCGCCGGGGGCTGTGTCTAAATCAAGTCTTAACATTTACGTTCCTCCAGTTCCCATTCGATCAGTTGGCGCTTGTATTCGTCATCTTCGGCCTGCGCCATTATCAGCAGCGTTTCGGTTTCTAGTTCACGGATCAGTTGCGAGAATTCGTAATAGTTCTTCATGCGCCCCATTGTGCCGCCATCGCTTCCGCGACGCCTCCATAAGTTCGTGACCGTTCTTTCCACCTGTCCGGGCCGGGCGGCATACGATGAACGCGCGCCGTGCGCCCCTCCACTATGTCCGTGGGCTGTAGGGGCGGGAGCCCTTGCAGCCATAGGCATGTGGCCTTCGTCTCGCCGTGGCCAAACTGCCAAGGCTGGATGATCTGGTCAGGCTTCCGAATCTTGCTGCTAATGATCGAGACGGGATTTTCCAGCGCTATGCGCGGGATCGGCGCGTCGAGCAACAGCCGCACGAAGTCCAGCGCCTCCGCCTGTTCTTCGCGCTTATCCTTGAACCAGCGCGCGCCGGACACGGCAAGGTGCGTGCAGGGCGGGTGCGCGATCATTAGATCCCAGCCATCGGTCAGGATCATAGACACATCGCCTTGATGGTGCGGGCCGGGCGTTTCAGACGGGAGCAAATCGCATGAAACTGCGTAATGCCCCCGCCGTGTGAATGCGTCACGGACTGCGCCGCTAAACTCGCAAGCGATTAAAACTCGCATGGCCTAGCTTCCTTGTTCGGCGTTGGCGCACTCTTCATAGAACTCGGCCGCCGCGCGCTTGCATTCGGCTATAAATTCTTCGTCCGTGCATTCAGAAAAGTCTAAGTCCATGCGCGCAAGGATGCAGCGCGCGACCCAATCATTGTCTATGCCCAGAATGTGCATAACGTCGTCAACGTAAAGCATTACAGCCCCCCTAGCAGGTGGATCAGGAATAGAAAGAGGAGCGGCACGGCAAGCGCCGCCCCTACAGCGAAGGCGATCAGGTCACTCTTCCGCATGGTCAGCCCTACAGGCGGCGTCAACGTCGCGGCTGGCGCATAGGATGGCTTCAATCCGTTCGAACAGCGGGTCAGTCTGTTCTATGCAGCGGTCAGGCTCTTTAGCCTTGTCGGCGCTGATCGTCAGGTGTTGCAACTCTATGTCGTATGGGCCGCCGTCGTCGCCCGTGTCGCGGTCGCGGCCCTCCCATTTGTAGGTGATGGTCGCAACGCCGTAGGCATAGATGGCCATGCCCGGCCAAGGCTGGAATTCATCCAGATCGTATTCAATTTGATAGCTCATAATCCACCCCACTTTTCTGTCCAGTATTCCTCCGCCGCGTTTGTATGGGCGTCTTGTAGGGTCTTATAGGCCACGTCCAGCAGCGGCGTGCGCTGCATGGTGGAGAGGTGATCTAGCAGCGCCTCAAGCTGGTCTATCTCGATCTCAATGGTCAACATCGTGCGTTTCTCCGTATGATTGCAGCATTTCAAGCCGCGCTATTGCCGCGCGGATTGGTTCTATATCGCCGCCCTGCCAGTCTGTTTCGATTAGCAGGGCGCGAAGCTGGCGCAATAAGCGCCAGATTGGCCGGGGCTCAGGCGTCATAATGCCCCGCCTTGATTAACGCGCGTCGTTCATCTCGCTCCATGTCATAGCCCGCGAGCCATAGCGCCGCGTCGCTATCCGGCCCCGTGGCGTCTAGGTGCGACGGCGCTTTGCGAGTGTGGCGCAACTTAGCCGCGTCTATTCCCTGTAAAAAGATTTCGTATGATTGGTCTCTGTGTGGCCGGTTCATAGCGTTGCCCTCAAAAACTGACGTGCGATCTGCTCGACGTTATCCAGTGAAGCAATGGACGCCGCTAGAGACAGCGACAAGCCGAACCGGGCAAGGAACGCCGTCAACTCATGCTCCGGCACCTTGGCCAAGATGGCGGCGGCTTGCGTGACCTTCTTATGCGAGACGCGCTTGCGCGGCACTGACTCGACGGCCGGCGCAGGCCTCACGGTGTCCGCCGCCTTCGGCCATGTGTAATGCGGCAGTTCGCCTTTCTTGCTACTGATATAGCGCTTGCGCTCATCGTACAGCCGCACGTCGCCGGGGCGCATTTCGACCGCCGCTTCGGCCAAGATAACCTTGGCCAGTTTGGGATGATACATCGCCAGCCCGGCTTGCCGGCGCTTAGTCTCGGCGTCGAGCGCGATCTTGCGTTCCGCGCCTGCCTTGATGATCGGTTTGCCGCGCCCATTGTCGAGAAATATATTCCCATGGCCGCCGTTGATTAGCGGGCCGCTTTCCCATTGGGCGTCCATCCATTCTTTTAAGCTGGTCATTGTCTTGCTTCCTTCCTTGTGGATATGTTACGATAAAGGCGGCACTCTCGCAAGCGCCGCCTTCGATTATGCTAAAGATTTGTTTAACGCCTGCATCGAAAAGACAGACAACGCGGTCGGGATGTTGAACACATGCACCCACGCCACTTTGCCGCCGCTCGTTCTAGCCAGTTCCCGCGCCGCTTTGATTGCTTCCGCTTTCGTAGTCGTCGCCAAGATGCGCGACATACGAAAGTCACGCGTTTCGATCATCACTTCATACGCCGTCATAGTCATATGACCACCCCTCCAATGCGCGCCGCGAGCGCTTGCGCTGCGGCTAAGTCACAGGTTGCATCGACGAATAACCAATAGTCATGGCGGAAAACGTAGACTTGATACATGACTATTTCCTCCTTTGTGGATATGTTATGATAGACACGGATTGTGGATAATTGCAACAAATCTTTTGGCGAAATGTGGGAATGGTTACGAAATAGTTATGGAATAGTCGTCAACAACGCGGGCGCGAGGCGAGGCGCGGCTTAGGAATAGTCATATAGTTATGGGTGTGTAATACTCATACCAATTGTATAAATGTATACAGAATGATATACAGAACACGGGCGCAACCTTGCATCTAAAATCCATGACTATCATGACTATTGACTATGCTTCCTGGGCCGCGTTGTCGAGCGCCGCGCCGTCTCCAAAAAGCATGTCGCAATCAACCTCGCATCTCCATGACTATATGACTATGATTGACAACATAACTTATGCCAGCACCGATCCCCGATCTGCATGACTATTTGACTATTGGTTAACCTTAACGTTTAACCTTAACGCAAGTGGCGTTGACAAATAGGGGGGCGGGCTGGGCCTGGGGATCTCCTTTAAGAAATACGTAGCCATCACGCGAACTTTTTTATTTTTTGTAAAAATACACGAACAATTTTTTATTTTTATTTTCTGACCGCACTGTGCTAAAAAGTTTATTATGTTCGAGTCTCTTCCATATGAGCCGCGCAAAATAGAGGCGACGGAAGCCGTCCTAGAGCGCATCTATCTCGCCGCCCGCAAAGGGCTGAAGGGCGACACGCTCGCCTACGCCGCGGGCATGACCCCGACCGAGTATCGGCGGCTAGTGCAGTTCGACCCTATCGCGGAGTATGCTGAGCAGAAGGGCCGCGCCGAGGGCGAAGCGGAAATGTCCGAGGTGCTGCACAACGCCGCCCGCGCTGGCGACACGAAAGCGGCGCTGGACATCCTCAAGCATGTTCACAAGTGGACGGCCCCGCAGTCGGTGCAGGTGCAGGTCGAGCAGCGCATATCCATCATAGCGGCGCTAGAAGAGGCGCAGCAGCGCGTGATCCAGGGAGAGATATTAGATGCAAGTGCCGATCTACTCAGCGGACGAAGAACAGAAGCTGATGGCTACCCTATGGTCGGCGCAGGTGAAGAACGATCCGGTCGCGTTCGTGAGGATGGCGTTCCCGTGGGGTAAACAAGGGACGCCACTAGAGCATTTTACGGGGCCTAGACGGTGGCAGCTTGAGGTCTTGCAAGACCTGCGCGACCACATCAAAGAAAACAACGGTAAGGTAGATTTCGAAACCTTCCGTATGGCCACGTCATCCGGGCGCGGTATCGGCAAGTCGGCCCTTGTGAGCTGGCTTGTGATCTGGATGCTGACGACCCGTATCGGCTCGACCACTATCGTCAGCGCCAACTCAGAGGCGCAGTTGCGCAGCGTCACCTGGGCCGAGATCACCAAATGGCTTAGCATGTGCCTTAACAGCCATTGGTTCGAGGTGTCAGCCACCAGAGTGCTACCGGCCAAGTGGATCGCGGAACTGGTCGAGCGGGATCTGAAGCTGGGCACGCGCTATTGGGGCGTGGAGGGGCGGCTGTGGTCGGCCGAGAACCCTGACAGCTACGCGGGCGTGCATAACTTCGCGGGCGTCATGCTGGTCTTCGATGAGGCCAGCGGTATCGACGACAGCATATGGGCGGTGGCCAGTGGCTTCTTTACAGAGAACACTCCTAATCGTTTTTGGCTTAGCTTTAGCAACCCCCGCCGTAACAGCGGATACTTCTACGAGTGCTTCCACAACAAGCGCGACTTCTG